GGTACTGGCGGTGGTGGAGGAGCTGGAGGCGGTGGAGGAAGAATATTTTTAATACGTTCTGACAATATGGTTTCTGAAGAAATTAATGATGTTGGTATAACTGTTGCTGCTCCAGCTGCTATACTTGCTACTGGTGGTGGTCAAGGTTTAGGTGTAATAGTTCAACAAGATTTATAAGGAGAATATAATGGAAATGAAAATTAAATGCAATGTATGTGGAAAGAATTTAGCAACAATAGATAAAGATGAAATTACTGTTGATGATCAAAATTTATATAAACAAATGATATCTTGTCAAGATGATGGTCAATCTGATCTTCAAATTGATATAAGTGAATAATATGGCTATAGCAAATACATTTCAATCATTACAACCAGATTTAAAAGAATCTTATTCTGATGGAAAAAAGAAAAAGGATAGATTTAAAAAAACTAAATCTATGTTAGCTCCAAAAGGAAAAGCAACAGCAGAATTAGATGCTTCAAAAGATCCAATGGCTGCTTTAAAAGATAAATCATATTTAAATCTTAAAGGTAAGCGTGGAATTGCTGTTTAAAATACTAAAATTCAAATTACTAATCACTTTACTTTTATTAAAATGTTAAATTAACAACTCTAATTAAGAATCTATCCCAATTACGGGACGATTAACTATTTTCATATCTAGCTAAAGTTAGACTGAAAAGGAGAAAATATGTCAGACGAATCACAAAGTACATCCGTACAAGACTCAATATCAGGTTTAGGAGATCAAGTTGAAAATGCTGTAGCTGGAAATTCCCAGGATGGTAATCAACAATCAAATCCTCCAACTCAAGCTATTGCTGCTGAAGCTAAATCTGTTTTAAAGAATCCAAATGCTTCAAAAACAGAGAAAAAAGCAGCTGAAAAGTTTTTAAAGAAATTAACTTTAAAAATTGATGGTCAAGAATATGAAGAAGAACTTCCTTTTGAAATTCCTAACGATCCTAAAGCAATTGAATATATGCGTAGAGAATTACAAATGGGAAGAATGGGTCAAAAACGTGCCCAAGAAAAAGCTTCTATTGAAAAAGAAGTTCTACAATTTATTGAAGATTTAAGAAAGAATCCAAGAAAAGCTCTTTCTGATCCTGCTATTGGAATGGATTTAAAGAAATTTGCTGTTGAAATTATGGAAGAAGAGATTGCAAATTCTAAAAAATCTCCAGAACAACTTGAAAAAGAAAAACTTCAATTAGAACTTAGTGAATTAAAAGAACAACGTGAAAGAGAAAAGAATGAAGGTAATCAAAAGGAATTGGAACGTCTTAAAGAACAAGAATATGAGCGTTATGATATGTTAATGTCTCAAGCATTAGAAAAACATAATGTTCCTAAAAATCCAGCAATTATCAAAAGAATGGCTGATTATATGTTAATTGGTCTTGAAGCTGGAAAAGATGTTACTCCTGAAGATATTATCCCTTTAATTCGCGAAGATCTTAAAAATGATTATTCTGAAATCCTAGCTTCAATGTCAGAAGATGATCTTGAAGATTTTATTGGAAAAGATGTTCTTAATCGTTTAAGAAAGAAGTCAGTAGCAAAAGTAAAACAGGCTGGTAATAATCCTGCTCTAAAATCAGGTTCTAAAGTACCTAATACTGGTAAAGTTTCTGAGCCTAAAAAAGAGGAAAAGAAAATTAGCTTTAAAGATTTCTTCAAAGGCGTATAAGAAATCGTGTTATTACTTAAGTTATTGATTTTATTAGTATTTTCTGAAGAATAAAGTATAAGTTATTTTAAAAATTTCTAGTTAACAACTATATTATAGGAAATTAAAGTACTACTTAATTACTCCTTATTACCTGATATACAGAGTAGGGACATTTTTCAAGTAATAAAGTTAAATAAACATAATTTTTAAGGAGATTAAAATGTCTGTAGGTTTCAATCCTAAAAATGAATTAATATTAGATAGAGAATTAAAAGTTCAGGAATTAGCTGTAAGTAGGTTAGATTATGGTCTTTATTCAACGGCTCCTGGTGCTCCTATCATAACTAGTGATCCTTATATGGGTGTTGCTGGTGGATATGGTATTTTAGCAGCAGTTGCAATAACAAATAGTGTTGGAACTTCAGTTGTAACTGGTAATTTAGGAGAATCTCCTGGTAGTACCGTTACTGGATCATTTACTGTTTCAGGTTCTACTGATCTTGGTAATGCAGCTGCTCTTGCTGCTCAAAATGCTGCTTCTTCTGCATTTACCGCATTACAAACTTTAGGTTTAGCTGGAACTACAATTCCATCTGAACTTGGTGGACAAACTTTAAATTCACCTGTTGCTGGTGCAACTGTTGCTTTTCAATTTGCATCTGGTAGTGCTGGTATTTCACTAACAAGTGGACATAGCACACTTACTCTTAATGGTCCTGGAAGATTTGTTATTTATACAGCTTCTACTCTTTTAACTGGAGCTTCAGGTAGTACTGATCTTCCTGTTATTGATTTAACTGGTGGTGCTTTAGCTAAAAACGTATATTTCGTTGTTGGAAGTTCAGCTACGATCAATCAATCTGTAGCAAGTACTGGAGCTGTATTTAATGGTAACATTATTGCAAATACTAGTATCACTGTAACTCAAAGTGCAACAATTAATGGTAGTTTAATAGCATTAAATGCTGCTATTACTGTTAGTAACATAAGTACAATTATTGCTATTAGTGGTAGTACTTCTTCACCATCAACTGATCTTACAATCTATGTTCGTGAACCAGTTAAAAAGGTTTCTAATGCTTTTTGTAAAGTTGACGCATCAAATACAATGTACGATTTCAATCAAGCTGAAATTGTTATTGTTGATGATCAATTACTACAAATTTCAAGTATTAGTGCTGCTAATCCTTCCGTAATTACAACTTCATATCCTCATAATATGATTACTGGTCAAATAGTTTATATAACTAATTCTAATTCAACACCAAGTATTAATAGCTATCAACAAGTTATTGTTTTAAGTCCAACTACTTTTTCTATTCCTGTAAATGTTACAGTATCTGGAAATCAAGGTTATGTTGATAGGAAATATCCTGTTAGTGACGCAGGTGCAATTAGATTGTTGGGACTTCCAGGTTCAGCTTTTAATGCAAATGATCTAGCTGTTGTAAAATATATAGTTAGTGAACCAACAGATCCAGCAAATCGTAACGTTTAATAAATTCTTTTAAAGGAGAAATAAGATGTCAGTAGGATTTAATCCTAAAAATGAACAAACGATGCAACAATCGTTAAGAGTTCAAGAATTGTCAATGAGTGGTGCCGATCAAGGTTTATACAGTATTTCCGGTGGAAATATGTTTGTATTTATTCGTGAGCCACTAGAAAAGATCTTTCTTGCTAGAGTAAAAGTAGACGGTTCAAATACTTGGACTGAATTTGCTCAATCTAGCTTGTCAATCGTTGATTCTTCTTCACTTACAAACGCTGCTCCTAGTAATTTAGGTGCAATTAAGATCACAGGTTTAGCATCTTTAGCTGCTAATGATCTTTTAATAGTAAAATATAGTGTTATTGAACATTTATAAAAATATATAATAATTTCAATAACTTATACAATAAAAAGCTTAGAAATAGATATATTTAACAACTATATCTAAGAAATTTAAACGTAGTTCTGTCTTAGACTTCTTATAACCTGTTTATAGCAGAGTAAGAATATCGGTGATCTGAAATTAGCGTTTATAGTAAAAAAATGTTATAAACAATAATTTTTATAGAAGGAAGAAAAGAATGTCAGATTTTTATGCGAAAAGTTCGCTCGCAATGGACCGACAGTTAAAGGTCCAAAAGTTGACTATTCCGTTTTCTGTAACGGCTAGTGCAACACCTGCAAGCGTACTTCTTTCTAATGATGAGCCGAGTGTTTTGTTCTTACAAAGCCAAGGTGTTAATCAAATTACAGCTGCTGACTCAATAGCTGCTGCGGCATTCGCTAATCAATCTCCAAGTGATTCTAGTGGTCAACTAAATATCTTGGTTGTTGTTGGTGAAAAAGTTGCAAAAGTAATGCAATGTGTAGTGAAAAGTCGTATATTAGGAACAAGTTACTCTGGTCATATCGATACAGGTTCTGTTTCTAGTACAGGCGTTTCAATATCAGGCAATATGATGCTAAGTGTTAGTGGTGTTCCAAGTTTTGCTTCAACAAGTTCCGATTTATGTTTAGAAGTCGAATACTCTGTTGTAGATGGTAATTAATAATTTAAGGAGAATATAAAATGGCAACTGCAAATACGTTTGGTACCCCGAATAATTCGGTTGGTACACTTAACGGTTTTTTCAAAGAAACATATGCTGATAAGCTTAAAGAACTTATCCCAGATGGAGTAAAACTGTTAAATAAAATTAAATTTATGTCGAAAGAAAAACAACCAGGTAATTTGTATCATCAACCTGTAATCCTCGGATTAGAGCATGGTGTTACATTTGCTGCTTCAGATGAAGATGCATTCAATTTGAATGCTCCTGTAGCTGGTCAAGTAAAAGATGCTCAAATTCGCGGTAATCCCGTTGTTTTGAGATCTTTACTCGGTTATGCTGCTGCTTCTCGTGCAGCTCTTGGTGGACAAAAAGCTTTCATGGATGCTACAAAGTTTCTTGTTGCAAACATGCTTCGATCAATGGCTAAAAAGCTTGAAATCGAAATGCTTTATGGTCAAATTGGTTATGGTGTAGTAGGTTCCGTTGCTGGAGCTGTTATTACAATCTCTACCCCAGAATGGGCACCAGGTATCTGGGCCGGTGCTGAAGGTATGCCAATTGAAATCAGAGATTCTACAGGTGCTACAAGTCGTGGTTCTTCTGTAGTTCAATCTGTTGATATGACTCTTAGAACAATTACCCTTACATCTGCTATTCCAAGTGTTATCGCTACAGATATTATTTGGCATAAAGGTGCTTTCGGTAATGAATTCCCTGGTATTCACAAAATCTTGACAATCAGTTCAGGTATTTTGTTTAATATCGATGTAGGGAATTATAATCTCTTCCGTGGCAATCAATATGATGCTCAATCTGGTGCGCTCAGCTTCACAAAGTTGAATCAAGCAGTAGCTAGAGCAGTTGAGAAAGGTTTGGACGGTCGTGTATTATCTCTTTGCAATCCTCGTGCATGGGCTAATATGCTTTCTGATCAAGCTGCTCTCCGTAAGTATGATTCCAGCTATAGTTCTTCAAAAGCTGAAAATGGATCAAGTTCAATCTTGTTTCACTCTCAAAATGGTGAAATCGAGATCGAACCTTCTATTTATGTAAAAGAAGGCTATTCTTATGTACTAAGTCTTGACGAATGGTTCCGTGTTGGTTCAACTGACATGACCTTTAAACGTCCTGGACAAGGTGAAGAATTCTTTAGAGATCTAGAGAATGCTGCTGCTTATGAATTACGATTGTATTCTGACCAGGCTGTTTTTTGTATGGCTCCAGGACGAAATACGATTATAATCAACGTAGTGAATTCTAACTAATTTAAACTGGTAATAGTTTGAAGTAGGGACCCTTAAAAAAGGTCCCTATTTTTTTATCTAAATTCTTTAATAAAATCAACTACTTAATATACAAAAAATTCTTTATTTTTTATCAAATATACAGTTAACAACTATAAGTAGGATGAAAATCTGTAAAACATGTAATAATTTAAAAGATTATAAAGAATATTATCGTTATAAGCAATCTAAAGATGGTTTTAGATATGATTGTAAATCATGTTTTAAGTTAAAAAAAGCTGAATATCAGAAACAAAATAATAATAAATATACATATGTTAAAAAATATATAAAAAATAATAAAGAAAAAGTCAAAAATTATAGAAAAATATATGTTAAAGAACATCGTAAGATTAATACAAACTTCAGATTAGCTCATAATTTAAGAAGTCGGCTTT